ATCCTCATTATTTGGAGGAACAGGACTGACTGTACTTGGTGATAGTGGTTCGTTATCCTCAATAGAGAATCCAAACAATTTTGCCATTATTAAAGATCTTATCTACTTATGATCTATTTATTAAGCTCCAGTTCCAGCAGCCTCAGGGAAGTAGTATTGGACTTGGAAATCAACAGTAAATTCTTCAATGGTATCTGAAGAATCATATGAAAGATCAATTGCTGAAACTGCGGTTGGGAAAATATCGATGAAACGATATTGTGCCAGAATATTTGCTGGTTCCCCAGTGGTGTTATTTCCCTGTTGATTGGATGGGCTTCTGCCAAGTTGGTAAACAATAGCATTACCCATATAATCTGTTGGGTTGGTCAGACCTGAGTGATCACCATACTGAGCAACATTTTGCATCCAAGCTTCAAATGCTCTTCTGTGTGAGAAGTTTTCGTCGTTGATGATGGTTACAGTCCATACATCAAAGGTTCTATCTCCAGCAACTTTCAGAGTACGACCTCTGAAAGGAACATCAATTGAAGCAACGTTTGATGCAGGCAGGGCAGCTGCCTTACAAAGGAAACGGAAGTTCTCTTTGTCAAACTGCCCAGTTCCGTCACCCTGAACACCAAGATCTACTCCTGCTGGAAAGGTAACGTCAACTTCAAACAGATTGGGACGAGCACCACCACCAATCAGTTTTGATTTAAATTGTGAGATGCCTCTAGTTGGAATTTGTGCCATTTTTAGGTTCCTCCTTTAGTAATTTATAATATAAAATCAAACTCTACCAGCAACTTCTTCGAAGCTTACACCAGTTCTGGTTGCGACGAAGGTAAGTGTGACGTAGTTAATGGACTTAGCTGGTTTCAGGAAGATATCAGCTCTAAATTCATTATTATCAATTACGTCAGGAGTGTTATTTGTTTCATCGCAAATGACCAGGAATCCATAAAGACCTCTCTTAGATTGAACGTCACGGAGATAAGGTTCAACAATGTTAACAAAGTTTGCTCTCGTAATTTGATCGTTCAGTTCAAAGAGTTGTGCTTCTGCCGACTTCTGAAGTGCTTGCTCAACGGTCAGGAACAGACGACGGACGTTAATTCTGTCGAATGCTGATGCATATCCGAGAGCAGTTTTGTCACCGAAGAGGAGAATACCGATTCCAGGTTGATTAACAATAGAGTTAATTCTTACTGGATACAGTTGATCTCTCTGCGCCTTGTTTGGATTATATGCAAGTTTGATTGCATTATTCAGAATTCCTCTTTGCTGACCAGCAGGTGAGAACCAAGGATAAGCAAAGATTGAAGTTCTTACGCACAGACCAGCAACATCTGGGTTGCAAGGAATGTAACGGAACTTGTTATTGAATCTATCATAGGTATACTTATATCCACTATCAAAGATTGCATAAGATGAAGATGAAAGTGGAGAAAAGAACTGAATGATGTTATCTGTTTGAGTATCTGTGTTGGTGATAGGACCACCATCTCCTTGAATCAGATCAGCTCTGTGTGGGGAAACAACTGCGATACAATCTTTTCTGTTATTTGCAATTGAAATCAGGTGATTTGCTTTTGCCTGAGACTCAAACTTGTTGCCAAGTCCAGGTCCCATGATCAGGTAATCAACTGCGATTTCATCTTTATTTGAGAACAGATTATATGAAGTGAATAAATCTCCAAGTGTTGCTGTCATTCCATTTGTTGCGGAATAATCAACACCACCATTCAGTGCATAAGTTACGTTACCTAACGCACTGAAAGTTACTCCTTGAGCAAGTTGGTTCCAAGCACCAGCACCTTGTGTTACCTTAGTGTAACCTGAAGAGAATCCAGTTGCAAGTGGAGTTGTGTTATGATAAGTATCATCTCCAGTTGAAGGATTGTCTCCAACATAAACATAAGATGAGAACAATGCAATATAATCCTTCCAGAAGTTTCTCTGTGGAGCATTTACTGCAGAAACTGAATCACTTGCTTTTGACAGATTAAGATGTTTCTCTAAGAGATTTCCTTGAATACCAGTTACTGATCCAGTGTCATCTACAACTACAACGTGCAGAGCATCGTTTCTTCCCTGTCTGTCCAAAACATAACCATTGCTGATTGGTTTTGGTGCAATTGAACTCCAGAAAATAACCGTGTTTGTGAGGTTCAGGGTCTGTGAATCATACCAGTCAACAACCGAAGCTGCTGTTGTTACTAATCCATTACCTGTGGAAATTCCAGAGTTGTTAAAGAATGCAATAGAGTCAGATGCTTGGAAAGATGCATTAGCATTTCCCTGAGCATAAGTAATTGGGTATTCTGTACCAGCATCAGTTGTTGCTGAAGAAACTCTGGAAATAACCTTGATGTCAATCGTGCTATTTCCTGTAGTTGATGCGGTAGAAACACCAGTGATGATTCCTTTAATATAACCATTGAACCCTGTCGTTGAACCGACACCAGGAATAACAGCATTTACTAAAGGAGTTGTGACACCATATCCAATAACTGCACCTGAAGCAGCAGGATCAGTGGTTGTGATTCCGAGAGTTTGATCTGCCTTGTCATCAATCATGCAGATCTTAAGATTGTTTGCCCAAGAACCTGGATTCTTAGCAGCAAAAACATAATCTGCGATGTCATCAGAATAATTTGCCTGATAATCGTCAAAGTTCTTAATCTTCAGTGAGGTTGTATATGCAAAACCTACACCTGCGTTTGCGTTGTTTAAGGTTGAACCATCAGTTCTTGCAACCTTGAGAACACCACCATATGAAAGGAATGATGATGCACTCATCCAATATTCGTATTGACCATCCGTAGAAATTGGTTTACCGAATACGTTAATGAGTTCTTGTTCTGTGGTAATGTCAATTGGATCGTCAACTGGACCAATGCTGAAAGGACCCGCAATTGCTCCAATGTTATCTAAAACATTATCAGCTCTTCCTACAGTTAAATCAACCTCTCTGACGAGTACGCCTGGAGATAATTGAGGAGTCGCCATGTTTTTCTCCTGATACTTCAGTTTGTCTGAAAATATTTATTAAAATGGACTTTTTGAATGGGGAAATGGTGTGTGAACAGCTACCAATCGGGATATTCCCATCTATCAAAAACTGTGGTTGTGATTCTACTTGTTATTATTCTTTTAATCGTGCAATCTTTACATTCATAAGAATATGATGACGGTACTGGACCTCTATCTTTTCTAGTTCTATAAAATCCATCGATGAGATTTTTTACCTCACCACAAACTCTACACTTTCTATCATTTAGAAGTAAGTGTCCAAGTCTAATCTGTCCGTCTAGATCCATTATGATAGATACTCCCACATATACGATCTATCTCCATATTCGTCAGAATACCAACGATCGCCCTCAGAGTCTACAAAACTGTTTCCATCAAGACCATCCACAATAAAACCGAAAGGTGCCATATCCTGTTCAATCTGATTTTTCTGTTCTTCATAGATTCTCTTACGAACATCTTGATCGGTGAGTTCTTTAAAGTAATCTTGAGCAACTAACCAGGCATAAATCACCAAACACATCGCAAGGTCATCATTACAACCCTCTTCTGCTTCAAAAGAGTTATGTTTCTGAATGAAAGTTGTAAGTTCGGCAATTATTTCATAATCACTCAAGAGAAGTTTATTTTCTTCAATCATCGTTTTGAGATTGAGGCATCCGACTTTTTTCACAGTCTTGGACATCTTCACTCCAAGTTGAGTTTTCTTACCAGAAAATCCTTGACCAACAATCTGACCTGCTCTACCTCTCATTGAGCACATAAGGAGATTATTATACTCTAAGTCATAGTGAATAATACTTGCTACCTGATCTCCAACATCATTAACTTCGCATAAGATGTAAGAGTCATTATAGTTCCTCGCAACATCCACAATAATACTTGGGAAAAGCATTGGTTTAATTTCATTGTTTCGATATTTTGCTACAACTTTATGGGGAAATGTTGTAATATCAATCACAGTAAATGCCGAGTAATCATTACCAACTCCCCTAGCAACGTCAACTGTCACTACATAGTCGTGATTATCTTTTACATCTTCATAAACATCTAGACCAGCACTTCTTTTAAGTGGATGATCATACACCAAACTTTTAAGTTTACTCGGAGCAATAAGAGTATCAACAGATCCTAAGAATTCACATTCAAACTCAACCTTAAACTGCTGTTCTGATGTGTTTGCAATTGTTTGCGCTTTCCAGGTTTCATCTCTTCCGGGAACTTCAGACCAGTGAACATCAGTTGGAATATATTCGTTCTTCTTCTTTTCCGCATCATGCCACATACGGTAGAAGTGATTCATACCGTGTGGGGTGGAAACGATGATAACTTTTGTGCTTTTACCAGAAGTAATAGTAGGATAAACAGATGCAAAGAAAGAATCTGCAATATGATTTGGAACGAACGCAAATTCGTCCAAGAACAGAATGTTGAATGACATTCCTCGAACCGCAGATGCTGATGTAGATGCAGCAAGAATCTTTGACCCGTTCTCTAATTCAAGAGAACCTTTATTCCAAGAAATAATACCTTGCTGCATCCACTTTGGTAAGTTTTCATAAGCGGTCTGTAACCTATCCAGAAGCTCC